GTATCCATTTCCAGAAGCGTCAACCTCTGGTTTCCAGAAACGTTCATCAACGTTCTTACCGCTGGATGATTTCTCTAATTCCTTCTGCAGGAAGTCAAAGTTGGTCTGGGATTTACGCTTAAGGTCTGAAAAAGACATAGATTCTTTTGGATTAAATTGGATTTGGTTTACGTGTTGGGTCTTACGCTCAATACTGTGCAGCCCAACGAAGTTATTATAGCAGGTGGTGTGGTGGGTGTCAACCTTTAGGTATATTCCAGTCAGGTGGTCCTTCACCATTTTCAAAACGAGTCTTGAGAATTTTAACTTTCTCTAACAACTCATCAAACATCTGCTCAATGGGTGTGTCAGGTGTAGCACCCAGCATAACAACCCCTTGCTTCATTGTCTCAAGGACAGAGACAGCTTCAGGATCGTCACTCAACTTGATGCGAGCATAAAAGATCTTTTGTTTTTCTATTAGTGTACTAAGAGCATCAAAATACTCTAACCTACGATCTTCATCTAGAAGAGCAAAGTTCATAGCAGATCTAAAACAAAACTGCTGAAGTTCCATCATCTCTTGGATGTCTCCTCGGATGATGTCAGATTTAAAGAAACTCATACTAATGTTAACTTGGCACGACTGGTTTTTTTCATAAAGTTAAGTTGTTGTGCATCATGACGCAACTTTTCTTTGAGTGGTTTACTAATCAATTTATTGATAGTATCTACTTCAATCTCATTCACTTCACAGTAGTGGATAACAGAATCAATATAGTTCATGTCGGGATTGTGTAAAGCAATCTTCTCCACCTCCTGCGAGAATCTCGCAGCAGTCATAAATTTATCCTCTAATAATTGTTTTTTGTCCATGTTGTTCTTGATACTCCGAGATATAACTCATTAGTTTCATAAAGAATTCTTTCTTAGGTGGAAGCACCTTAACTTGAGTCTCTCCGTTTTCACAAGCAACAATAGTAACGAGTTGTTTGACACTCAACCCGTAGTTTTCTTGAAGCATACATGCGTATGCAGTTTCTTGAACGAAGTAATCGTAAAGATATTTCTCACGCTTTGGTTCAGCAGCAGTCTTGAAGTCAATGATAGACAGCACACCGTCGAACTCAGCGATACAATCCACACGCCCTGCAATTTCTAAATGTTTAGAGTAGAGCGCCGCTTCTTGTAAGTAAATATTATTTATACGGTCCAAATCAGGGCGACTATGATGGAACATTAGTACAGGAAGTGGGTGCGATTTATACTTCTTCAGGTCTAGATTATTATTAAAGTAGTCTTCAGCAATAGAGTGATACTTTGTGCCACGACCAGTAGCACGAGTTGTCTTAGCATTCGCTGCCTTCTCGCCAACACGAGCTCGCCACTTAGCAATGCCTGCTTTCTTTGCTGCGTTGTTGCCAATCACAGTGGTGACAGATGGATAATGATGTCCTGTTGGTGTAAGATAAACACGTTTGCCCTCCACCATTTCAGCAGACATTTCAATAGGATCTAGTCCCACATGATTGAACAGTTTCATAGACCTAGATTAATTTTATTAATGATGTAAGATTTGACAAGACCAGAGCGAACGATATCATCCACACCGAACTCAACCAGTGCAAACTCATCCATATTCTGTAGGATACGTTGGAAGTCTAGAATACCCGATCGCTCAGAGATCTTTTGAAGATCAGTTTGTGCTGCGTCTCCACAGAAAATGATCTTACTGTCTTGTCCCACACGAGTGATGATTGAATCAAGTTCGTGGAAGTTTAGGTTCTGGCACTCATCAATGATAACGATAGCATTGTCTAGTGTAGTGCCACGAATGAAACTAGTAGACCAGAAGGAGATAGTTTCCTGTGCCTTCAAGTTATCATAGAGCATTTCATATGATGCATCATCTGGCATCTCAAACATGGATTGAACCATGTTCTTGTATGGTATCTGATAGAGAGAAGACTTATCCTCATGGTCTCCAGGAAGGAAACCAATCTCCCTAGTAGCGACAAGAGAGCGAACAATATAGATCTTTTCAAAAGGTGTATACTCATTGAGTACATCCTTGAGTGCTTTGTAAAGAGCAACATATGTTTTACCTGTGCCTGCGACACCGTAGGCATAGACCATCTTACCTTTGTCCCACTCATCAAACATGATTTGTTGATTGTGAGTGAGAGGTTCGATTGGAACCATGTATGCTTCATCAATAGGCTTACGACGCTTCCTCTGCTTCGCATTCATACCTTGTCCAGGTGCTTTAGTAGTCTTCTTTCTAGCTGGCATGTCAGTTATACTTTTGTGTGATGGTTCTGTTTCTTGGTGCCTTAGGAGCAATCTTATTCTTCATTATATCATGAAAACCAGGATGTGTTCTACTCATCTTGTCTCTCCATTCACCAACCTCACCAGAGGCAGGGCATGTAGATGGATCACTCCAATCTCTATCCCATTCTGGATTGTCATCTTTCCACTGACCCCACTCGTGAACACTAAGTCTTACTTCTTTTTGTTCACCAGTTTCTTTGTTAATCACTGGGTAAGTCGCCATCGTCTCCCTCCTTTACTTTATTAAATCCAAATGGACCTGCTCCCTTTTCTTCTAGTGCTAGTTTCAAGGCAACACCACCAATTGCTTCCATAACTTTAATGACTTGCTCAGGTTTGGCATCCTCACCAAGTTCTTTAGCAACATACCAATACTTAGGCCAAAATGTTTGACCTGCCAATTCATAATCTTCCAACGTTAATAGTTTCATGACCACTCCAGTGCTTCAGCACAAATAGGTAATTGTTTTACAAATACATCGCGACATTGTTTAGCGATATCCATGTGTTCTTTCTGTGTTCCATGAGCAGAACGCAGATCGATATAATGCATCCACGAACGAACTGAGCCGCTCATGTAGATTTTTGTGGGAACTGCCAAAGGAAGCACAAATCTAGCACATTCCTTTGCCACACCGTGATCAAGCATAGTCTGATATAAATCCATACCAGAAGCAAAGTGTCTTTGGATAGCAATCTCAAACTCTTGCTTATGAAAAGCATCTAAATCATCAGTAGAATTCTGACGATTCTTTTTATCCTGACGACGTAAGTCTGGAAGAGGAATGCTTTCTGCTAGCATAGAACTATCAGCATACCGTTGAGAAAATTCTTGGAATGTGAAACTCCTATGCCTCAGGATCTGAGCTGCGATTCCCCGATTAGTTTCAATCTCCAGTGTCATGAACGCTTGTTCAAATACAGACCAGTGATTGTGTTTGATACAATAACTAAGGAGTCCCGATACTTTCGGGTTGTCCTGATTGTTCGGGTTGCTCACCCTCGCTACGTACCCCATCATCTTCTCCGCTTCTGGAGTTATAGAGACTAGACGGACTGACCCATGTTGTTGCTTCATTCTTGAATCCTTTGCTCATCATTTCACGTTTTTTCTTGAGACCTAACTTCGCAGCACGTAACTGCAGTCGCATGTAATGGATCTCTTCATCAGTATACATCATCGGATTCTTATCCGCAAGCTTAATCGCTTTCTTTGCTACTTTAATTGTGTCTTTAAACCTCAATTGATTACCTCTTCTAAGTATTGAAGGAATGCTTCTTCAGCACCCTCGGTTGATTTATTGCCCTGGGATACCCAATGATGACAGAATTCATACAGATGCTTTCCTGTTTTTAATTTCAAATAGTGTTTCAATTTAATAAACACATCAGCACGAAGAAGCATACGTTCATCGCTGTATCTCCAATCAGATTCAATATCCATATATTTATGGGTAGTATCAACACATCATAGCACAAAAAAAGAGGGGTCGCAACCCCCCGTGATGATGTTATACTAAGATTCTCCTACAAATACGTTTACACAATGACTGACCTTCTCGACATTCGATTAAGCATTCATAGTATTCATTGATAGTTTCTAGTTCCTCTTGTGATTGTTTTACGGATGATTCAAAATTTCTCCACTCATGTAGTTGATTGAATGGTATTAAATTATGCATGATAAACCTCCTTGGTATAGAATAAAACTAAATCATAACTAAGATTTATTTCTTACATCACTAGTCCCCATTTCTATAAGTAATTATAAGGGTTTCCTAACATTTTAGCATCCGTAAATATGCTCAAAAATAAATAGGCACAAAATTTATAGGTCTGCTTTCTTTAAAAGCATTTTCTTTTCTATAGGACAAAATACTTTTGCAACAATATAATCTTTAACCTCATCATAGTCAAGAACATAATATTGAGATGATGTTTCTCCTTCATTTAATAACTTCATTATTCTATGCCTACCATCTACCATCCTATACTTATTATTGAATGGATTGACAGCATTTTTTAAAACAATTCCTGGGTATGATGGATCAGCGGCATGATACTTTGATGGTCTAGTAGGAGGACAACAAAAACAATTAGCACCAGTGTTATGGGGGTGATGATGTTTTCCTTTCCAAGCAATATCGCATAGATCTATAGTCTCTAACCTAGAATCTGTAAGTAAATGAAGAATATCTCTTAAGTAAAGTCTGCATTCATAATGCAACTTACCATCGGATCTTGGAAACTCCCAGTTTCCCCACAGATTATCGTGTCGAGAAACATGATATTGTCTTTCTGAAATTTCAGACCATTCCATAAAAATTTTAGATAAAAAAAAGAAGGGTGTTAACCCTTCGTCTACAAGTTTACAAGTAACTCACTTACTGTAGGTGCGACCACGATAACAGAATGTGCCGTGGGGTTCCTTTAATTCGACACAACGTGTAGTATACTCAACACCACGGTATGAAGTGTGTGTAATCTGTGCGTCGTGAAGAGCAGATACTTTATTGATCTGCTTTCTGATGATGTTTAGTGTGTTCATTTGTCAGTCTCCTGAAGTTAGGGTTTTTAATCCCCGTTCCTTCAGTCGTGTGCGTCCCAGAAACACTCAGGGGTAGATTCCTTTACGG